GTGAAATTGCTGAAGCGATGGGAGTATCGGAGCAGTTGATTTACAAAATCATCCGCAATGATATTTCTCGTACACCTGAGTACGACGCTCAAGGCAAACTAATTCGTAGACGAGGACGACCAGCGAAACCAGTTGTCTAATGAAGTTCATAGAACTTTTTGCTGGTATCGGAGCCTTCCGACTTGGACTTGAAAGAACAGGTCATGAGTGCGTGTGGGCTAATGAATGGCTTGAGAGACCTAGGAGTATTTATGCCCGAAACTTCGGAGAACAACCCGATGGACGAGATGTTAGAACTATTTCCGCTGGAGAACTTCCAAGTGCCGACCTCCTTGTTGGAGGATTCCCTTGTGCGACTTTTTCAGTCGCAGGTAAGCGAACTGGATTCTCCTTGGATGACACCCGAGGGACACTCGCTTTTGAGATGTTTAGACTCGCAAGCGAAAAAGGAATACCTTACCTACTCTTTGAGAATGTTAAAGGTCTCCTCAACCACGACGGAGGAAGAACCTTCGAAATCATCCTCGAGGTCTTGGATGGCTTGGGGTATGACTGTCAATGGGAGTTGCTTGACAGCCAAAATTTCGGCGTCCCACAGCACAGAGAAAGGGTATTCCTTATCGGACATCTTAGAGGAAACCCCCGACCAAAAGTATTTCCTATCGGAGCAACAGGTAGAAGCGATGATGGCGCGAACTCGGAAGAACGAGAAGGAAGGCAGGGGTTTTTCTCCGACATTTCTCCGACCCTCGACGCCCACTACTACAAAGGAGGAAACTCTCGACAGTATGTAGTCGAGCAGTTCATTCGCAGAGATAACGCTTTTAGAACTTTCGAGAATGTGGCTCCAACTTTATTGGCTCACATGGGAACAGGTGGAAACAATGTGCCATTCGTTAGACCAGTTCTCGATGTAGCAAGAGTAAACAAATCACCAAACGGGCGACTCATTAAAGATGATGGCGACCCGATGTACACGATAACAGCGCAAGACCGTCACGGAGTTCAAATCGGAGATGAGGATGGTTTTGCGATTAGGAAATTAACTCCCTTGGAGTGCGAGCGCCTTCAAGGATTACCCGATGGATGGACGGAGTTCTACGATGACGGACGACGAGTTTCAGATTCCGAAAGATACGAACGGTGCGGAAGGACAATCACTATCCCAGTCGTGGAAGCGATTGGTAGAAGGCTTCATGAGTTCTACTGAGCCATTCTCATTCGAGACGATTGAGAACTTTGATGAACACATCGCGCAATCAATCCCGAACTATCACACATTGACTGAGGCAATCTGTGACTTGAGTACATACTTTATGACTGAAGATACTCAGGTGATTGACCTTGGCTGTTCAACTGGAACGCTACTAGAACGACTTCCCCACCATGGTAAGAAAGTCGGAATCGATATAGCCGATAACTTATTGCCTGAGTCCCATGATGAAACTATCTATGTCCGCAAAGACCTACGCGCTTTCAATGGATTCGGTAAGTCGAGTCTAATCATTTCAAACTTCACACTTCAATTCTTGCCGTATGAGGACAGACCAAACATCTTGAGCGTCGTCTATGAATCTCTAGTTGAGGGCGGGGCTTTTATATGGGCAGAGAAGGTACGAGAAGAATCGGGCGAACTTGAGCAGGTAATCAACGGCGCTCATTATGACTTCAAGCGTAAAGCCTTTACCCCTGAACAGATACTAAACAAAGAGCGCGACCTTCGACCTATGATGAAGGTGAACTCATCAATGCGAAATCAGATATTGGCAGAGAACGCAGGATTTACAGTAGGCACAATGTTTTGGAAGTTCTATAACTTCGAGGCGTGGATATACATTAAATGAAAGCAAACATAAAGGTTGGACAAGTTGCTTCAGTAGCACTCAACACGCTTGAAAGTTATCCAACCAATCCACGCAGGGGTGACATCGAGGCTATTGCTCAATCACTCAAAGCCCATGGGCAATACCGTCCGATTGTTGTTCAGTACGGAACGAACTTCATCTTGGCTGGTAACCACACTTACAAAGCGGCGAAGAAACTCGGCTGGAAAAAAATCAAGATAACTTATATTGAAGTAGATGAAGAGAGCGCTCGCAGGATTGTCTTGGCTGATAATCGCTTGACCGACCTAGCAACATATAACGAGCCGTTACTCAAGAGTCTATTGACCACACTTCCCGAACTCGATGGAACAGGCTTCACTCAAGCCGAGGTTGAGACTTTAGATAGGCTGATGAATGGTCAAGACAAAGACCCCGTGGGCGGTTCTAAGCCTTTACCTAGCGACCCTGAAGTAAAGGTTAGCGCTTGGCGGTTTACGGTTGAGAGTACGGTCTACAAGGCTTGGCGTGAGCAGTTATACGAAGAGTTCCCAACAAAACAAAAAGCCCTCAAAGCAATCAAATCCCGATTGGGATTACCTGAACGCCAACCAGTTGAGGCTGAGCCAAGTGGCGAGCGCTCTGAAGTTAGCGCTGAAGATATAGAGACAGTTCCCATAAACGAGATTAAGATTCATCCACTTAACCCAAGAGAAGGTGACATCGGCGCAATCATTGAGTCCCTTACGCACATGGGGCAGTACCGACCTATCGTAGTTAATAAAGCAACCAAACATATTCTTTCAGGGAATCACACCTATCAAGGTGCGCTTCAGTTAGGGTGGGAGAAGATTGCCGTTCATTGGGTTGATGTTGATGACATAGAGGAAATTAAAATCCTCATCGTTGATAATCGAACCTCTGACTTGGCAACATACGACCCACAGGAGTTGAACAAACTTCTTATGAGTACGGGCTTACGGGGAACAGGCTTCAGTTCTGAAGAAGTGGCAGAAATTCTTGCGGGAGGGAAATCTAAGCCTGGGCATATTCCTGTGGGTCGCACCACCATTCGAGTCGGTGACCACAATATGAGAGTTCATAGCGAGGACTTAAATGAATGGGCTAATTCAATTTATGGTTGGAAAGATATTGCTGAGTTATTATTTATGCCTATTGAGGCTTGTACAACCGAGGTAGAATAAAGACATGGAAAAGAAGATAGGACGATACTGGTTCGCTTGGGGACGCACTAGCGGATTCGCTTTAGGATTCTGTGTTGATAAATACCATTGGAGTATTGACTTAGGGTTTTGGTACATAGGGCAGGAGTTCTAGTGGCGACGGCAGTAGTAAAGAAGGAACCCGCTAAAGCAAAGGGGCGACCTAAAGGAACAACAGTTCTCCTTGATGATGTCAGGCGCGAAGAGTTAATCAATCTCATTGTCCTTGGTATGCCAGTAAACAAAGCGGTAGCGATGGTAAACATTGCTGAGTCCACTTTCTATAACTGGATGAGCCGTGGAATGGTAGAGCGGGATAGATTGGCGACGCTTCCTGATGCTAAACCTAAACCCGAGGAGAAAATATATTTGAATTTTTTGGAGTCTCTCACACGGGCGCGAGCGGAAGCAATCGCTAAAAAGGTGGCAGTCGTATCAAGTGCGGCGAGTCAAGGAGATTGGAAAGCATCCGCTTGGTGGTTAGAGCGTCAAGTCCCTGAAGATTTTGGTCGGATAGATAAGCAAGAAGTTCTATCTCATTCTGTGTCAGAGGTAAGAGTTACAGTCACCATGGGAGAACTTCAAGAGAAGATAGCCAAAGTCCTCGAGTCCCGTAAGACGAAGAGCGCCTAACTCATGACCGAGAGACTTCTCGATAAGTTCCTCGAAAGCGATACCAACAAACAGGCTGAGTTGCTCGCCATGCTCACACCTGAAGAGCGTCATGCTTTATTGGTAATCCTTGATTCTGAATTAGAAAATCCATGGGCTAGATGGCAGAACGACCCAATCGGTTTTGTTGAGCAAGGCTTAGGCGAAACTTTATGGAGTAAACAAAAAGAGATTCTCACTTCAATAACATTAAATAAAAGAACGGTAGTTCCCGCCTGTCACGCGCCTGGGAAATCTCACTTAGCGGCGAGAGCCGTTGCTTGGTGGTTATCAACACACGCGCCTGGGACAGCGGTAGCAATTACAACAGCAACCACACACCGACAAGTTAGAAACATTATGTGGGCGCAGATAAGAAGAGTTCACGCTAGACATAACCTGCCTGGAGAAGCCGATACGGTTCAATGGAAAATAAATGGCACAGTAGTTGGATATGGATTTAGTCCCGCCGCTCACGATGAAACAGCAATTCAAGGTATCCACGCACCTAACTTGCTTGTAGTAGTTGATGAGGCTGGAGGTTTATCTGACACAATCGGCACAGCCCTTGAATCTCTTATGACGGGTGGCAATACCAAACTTCTTGTACTTGGTAACCCGCCAACAGATACAGAGCAAACATGGTTCGAGCGAATCTGTTCGAGTCCGCTCTACAATGTAATTTCAATTAGCGCCTATGACACACCAAACTTTACGGGTGAAGCAACGGGTAGATGTAAGGCTTGCCCTGAGTACATAGAAGCCCACGAAGTTAAGACGCACCTCGTAGATGAAACTTGGGTTGCTGATGTTGTTTCTGAATTCGGTGAGGATTCGCCATTCGTTGAAGCCCGTGTTATGGCGCAGTTCCCTAAGTCGAGTACAGGCAAGGTGATTCCGTTCGCATGGGCTGAGATGGCAACAGAGAATGATGAGCCGATTGAATCAAAGATAATTAAACTGGGAGTTGATATTGCTTCAGATGGTGGAGATGAATTTGTTATTGCTCGATTAGATGGCGGAGCAGTAAGCATCGTTCATCGCTCATCGGGTAAACAAAACGCTAACGCAGTTGATGTCGCTGGTGTGGTCATGCGAGAGATTGAAGCCTGTATCAAGATTCATCAAGAGAGAGAAGTACGGGACAGAGTTCGAGTCAAGGTCGATACCATCGGATTAGGTTGGGGCGTTGTCTCCATGTTGGATAGATGGGTCAAGGAGCGCCAGTTACCCGCGGACATCATCGCAGTCAATGTAGCCGAGAAGCCTAAAGACCAAGCCAAGTTCAAGAATCAAAGAGCAGAGATGTGGTGGAACGCTCGGCAGATGGTTCAACCTAAAGACGGCAAACAGGATATTAGATTGAATGTAGATAGGTTCGTGCTATCTCAAATGGCAGGTCCGACATATACATCGGATGCTTCAGGTCGAGTTGTTATCGAGTCGAAGGTAGACATGAAGAAACGAGGTGTTGCTTCTCCTGACCGCGCTGAAGCGATATTATTAGCGCTCTATGAAAACCGTTCAGTTATTCAAAACATTGCGCCAATATCTATTGGGCAATCAAATCAATGGGGAACATTATGAGTCGCTCTGATTGGGATTTAGATTTACGCTTCGGGCAAGAGGGCGAGGTTATAGTCAATTCACTATTGACCGCACCGATTGAAACAGTCGAAGTCAAGCGAGATAGGCGCTGGAAAGAAACAGGCAATCTCTATATTGAAACCGAGTGCTGGTCAGATGTCCTTGCTTGCTGGTACGCATCGGGTATCAGTACGACCAAGGCGAGCCATTGGTCATTCATCCTCGAAGATTCTGTTCTAACAGTACCTACCGAAAGAGTGAGCAAGGCAGTTGCGTTTTACGGGGTAAGGCGCGAGATGAATCGCCCTGAGTATTCAACCAAGGGATTCACGATTACAGTCGCAGATTTACTTAAGGTCTCTCAAAGCGTTTAACTTCTTCCACCTTTTAACTATCTCGGTACCTTTTTCAAGCCCGTACTTGTTATACAAAATCTGACATTGCCTAAGAGTTAAACCTGTATGTGGATGAGATGACGAGAGAATCCCCTTGCCATACTCATCCACTAGGTCGTTAAGTATCTCGTTGCTCAAACTAAGATGTTCTCAGGCTGGATGTTGTAAACAGATTCGTAGAGCAGTTGTCCGCTTTCCCAATCTGACCAGTTGCCATCGCTAGAGACTTTGATATTGTCCCCAAAGATTTTCTTGGCAAGGATTAGCGAAGCAGTCACCGCTGTGTCGTAAGGCTTTTGAGCAGTCTTACAGAAGTTGAAATCAACCCCGTCAGCGCTTACATAGAAAGTTTCATGAGAGTTGGCTCCGACTCCATTGAATACAATTTTGTCATCGCCGTACTCTTCATCGGCAATCTCGATTCCTGCCTCTTGAGCAGTAGCCACTAATTGCTTGACACCTTCAGCGAACTCAACGAACTTTTCACGGGATGGTTCCTCGATGAAATTAAAGTAATGTGTGTACCCCATTTTATGCGTTCTCCTTTTCTGAGTATTTTTCTAAGCATCTGTTTCTCCACCAAGCACCGCCAGTAGTTGATGCTGGAGTTAAAACATTGATGAATGATTGAGGAGCCTCGTAGTACAGAGGTTCCATTGATTCGCCTATGACCTTGACGAATACCTGACCGTTTACGCGTCGAGTTAAAATCACACACGCAAAGACCGAGTTGTCCTCAAGTTTTTTTAAGGCTACATAGAAAGGCTTTTGCCCGTCCACATTCTTGCCCTCAAAAATCTTTACAGATTCATAGACACCAGCGTAAGAGCGTCGAATGTAGTATTCGATAAATGCTCGAGTAGTGATATTGCTACCGACCTGAGTTACATCCCACCCCATTTATGCCACCGCCTTTTCTTTGATAATGTTTTGAACAGTTTCAGCGTGTTGCTTGAAGATTGACTTGAATAAATCTTCCTCGCCCTTAATCCACTTGCCAATATCTGTGATGCTGAATTCCCTTGAGTCGTGGGCGTCTCCAGCCTTACCGCTCTTCAAGATAGATACATAACCTACCTTGATGTGAGCCTCGGGAATGTAGGCGCTCTCTGTCCAAACAGTCTCGATTGAGACCCATTGTAAGAAATACTCCTTGTCAAAGATTGAAACCTTGACTGGGTTTTTCTTTAGTGGAAAACTAAGCCAAGTGTTTGCTTCGTGATGAACAGTTGTGACAGTTTTGCCACTTGATTCGATTTCATATTTACTCATTTTATTCCCCTCTCTGAGAACAAGTCCAGTATATCACTACTGGGGTTAATAATCTAGCAGGTTTGACTTTGACCTTTTGGCTTGCCGTCCCATACCCAAGCCGATGAGAATGAGTTAAGGCTGACGCCGTAACCGCCCCCGTAGGTTTGAATTTTCTTGCGCTGGATTGGATGAGTCTTTGTGATGAATGTGTTTACATTGTCCCAATCGTCTTTTTCGTTGTCCCAGTTGCGAACCTGATATTCAGCGGAATCAACTGGCACCACATTTTGATGCGCCCAACCAGTCACCTCAACGACCTTCTTGCCAATCTCTTGAATCCACACAGAGAACTCGCTGACCTTGACCACCTTGAAGAACTCAATGTTGGTTTGGTCGTAGCCCCATGATGAGTAAAGAATGTCGCCTACCTTTGGCTTGCTAATTTCAACCTCAACTACTGTTGCGATGTTGTCTATCACTTTGCTACCTCCTCTTGAATGATGATTACCTGAATTCTAAATTGCTTACCGCCAAAGCCCGCAAAAATTGCTCCGTAATCCTTTGCTTGCTGAAGGCTGTCAAAGTAATACTTTTGCTTCTCGTTTCTGAACTCGACCTCGTAGACTTTCTTAGCCATGTCATTTCCTCTCTCTCGCTTACAACACCAGTATAACACAACGGGGGTTAATAATCATCCCAATTCAACAACTATTTTTTTCGAACAGATGTTCGCCTGATACCCTTATGCCATGTCTCTTACTCCAGCAGTCTCCGCTCTATTGAAGGCTTCATGCCCAACAGCGACTCAGGATGTAAGGGCTAACCTTGAGAACCGTGCCAAAGCCATCGAGACGGCTTCCTACGGACCTTTGAACCCGTCCGAGCCTAATAGTGACTACTGGGCAAAGATGGGGGCTGAATGGGGCGTAAGCGCCGAGGAAGCCATGAAACAGCGATGCGGAAATTGCGCCGCTTTTATTCAAACCTCAGCGATGCTTCAATGTATCGAGGGCGGATTAGCCCAAGGCGATACCCGTCAAACCGCTTGGGATGTTACCGAGGCAGGTGAGTTGGGATATTGCGAGGCTTTCGATTTCAAATGTGCCAGCGCTCGCACTTGTAGGGCTTGGATTGTCGGAGGTCCAGTCAATGATTCAAACGCAGGGCGACTCAAATAATGCCAAAGAAAAAAAGAGGCGCGTTCAATCCAATCCAAATTAAAGAAGGTTGGATTGTAAGACTTCACAAAGATGGGCGAATTGCCGAGCAGATTGAAAAATATCCACCTGAGAAGAAAAAATGACACCCACAGTTCAATTACCGTTAGAAGTATTTGAATCCTGTGACAGATGTGGAGCCAAGGCGAAGGTCGGAGCCTCGTTTCTAAATGGTGACCTTTACTTTTGTGGACATCATGCTAAAACTTTACAACCACACTTACTTGCGAAGGCGCTAACTATTTATGACCCCGAACGATATATGGAAGAACGAGAATCACTCGGCTGATTGCTACCGAGTAATCCCCGTTCCTAATCCAACTTACTTTGAGTCCCGCGTAATCTGCGTGTGCGGATTACAGGGCTTCGATAATCGAAGTGATTACCGAACTAATAACTATCAAGACAAAACTACCCAAGAGGGTAACGCCCCATAGATAACGAAGTTCAGGGAACTTTGCTGGTGGACGCTTCATCTTGATTACTGGCTTGTTTACAATCTGACTGAACTTTTGGTCAATCAGTTCTTGTTGATTCTCCATAGATTCCTCTCATGTTGTAAGGATATACAACTAGGGTTGAGGATACTACTTCTTTACAGGTGGCGCAACTTTTCGCTTGACTTGATTGAAATAAATAAATGGGGCAGATGTGTAGGCATCATTGTCCGAACTAATCTTGAGAGCCTTCGATAAAGAGGCTCCAGCCGATAGCGCACCGATTCCGTAACTAGAACCCGAGCCGACACCGTAGAAACCTTTTGAGTCTAAGCACACCGAGAAATCATCGGCTATCTCGAATATCTCACCGCCGAGAGCAATCAGAAAAGAAAACTTTGCTTCATCATCATCGGCGTCCCACTTGTATTCATTCTCTTTGAAACAGGCTTTCAAGGACGGGACAACTTTGGCAATCATAAAATGGTAAAGGTTATTCCATTCTTTGACCATAGGAGTTGGCGGAATCCATATATGTTGAGCAATATCGCAAGGCGCACATTCTCCAGCACCCGCAATTATGTAATCGCCTTTCTGACTTATCTTCACCATCTGAGGATGGTTAGCAGTTCGCCCATTACCAGCAGTCACCTGCGAGTCAGCGCCTAAAGAAACTTTGTCAGGATGTTGAACGGCAAGGATTGTTGTCATGCCTTAATCGTAACGGTTAGGGTTTTACAACCTCGGTTTGAACAGCCATCAATCCAAGCGTGGCGTTCTTCCATACCTCGGGAGTCCCCGTATCAGGAAGGTAGCCACCAGCCCCGCCGAGAAGAATCGGCGTATTGTAGAACTGTTCACGGATAAGGCGCATAGAGTTGAAATATCCCTCGGGCGTATACATGAGATTCGATAGTGGGTCATCGGCTAAACCATCCGCACCACACGCAACAAAAATCATTGTAGGTTGAAACTCTTCACACGCTTGAAGGAATCCCTCGGTAGCGCTGAGTAAAGCATCATCACCTGACTTTGGAGCAAGCGGGAAGTTGTAAGCGCGATTCTTCCAATCGCTAAGTAAACCCGTGCCTGGAAAAATTCCATACTCATGAACTGAATAAGTCAGAACATTCTTATTGGATTTGAGTAGCATTTCTGTACCGTCACCATGGTGAGCATCGCAATCAAAGATAGCAATTCGCTGGTCATATTCATTCGTCGCTTTAGTTGCGGCGATAGCAAAATCAGCAAAGACGCAGAACCCGCTGGCATGGTCACGCATCGCATGGTGCTTGGCTCCAGCGAAATTGACAGCAAGCAAAGTTTTCTTATCAAGCAAAACATCTAGGGCAGTCAAAGTACCGCTTACGAACATCTTGGCTAACTCGCCTAGGTCGTGGCGTTGTCCTACCCATTCGTCGCACTCACCGCGAACAGTTACATCAAAGACATAGCCCATCTCATGAATGAGGTGTAGGTCATCGGTTGAACATGGTTGAGGTTCTATCTCCCAAACATTTAACTGACGCTTTTGTGATTCCAGCATGACTTGATTACGAGCATGGAGAAACCTTCGTCCTTGAGTTGGATGCGTCTTGTCGAAAATCCAATTCGCATACTCAGGCGAATGAACTAAAATTGCGTGTTCCATTTTTACTCCTCTCGTTATTAAACCCCAGTTTATACTAACAACGCTTTGTTTGTCCATTGCTTAGACATCTTCTGTGAAATCTCTTCATTGAGTTCCGCAATCTTTACAACAAGAGCATCACGGTTTGCTTGTAGGCGCTCAATATCGTATCCGAGATGTTGCGATTCTGTCGCAATCTGCTCGTTTACAAAATTTCTATCCTTGAGTACCAAGGCAACAATTTCTGCCAAAGCCTTACGAAATGTTTCTCTTGCGCTGTTGCTGGCATATTCAGAAAAGGTGCCATTCTTGGTAAGTGCGTAGTGTTCAATCTTTGGAACGCTAACTTGGCAGTTATTACTTACACGGTACTCAACGCCATTGATAGTCACGGTTCCTGAATAGCGTATGTAATCAGGTGTAGCCATGGCTCCGATAGTTAGAGTTCCCTCAATGCGAGGGTCAGCGAATTCCACGGTTACGCAGTAGCGGTCTCCGTAAGATGACTTTTCTAAATCTCCCGTAGGTGATAGTTTTTTCATTTCTTGTTCCTCTCTCTTAGTACAATTTTTGCCGCTTGTAGGTTTAGTTCATCTTCAGCGGTGTTAAGCGCTGGCAACATCTTTAGAGCCTTGACCATATTCTTCAAAGCCCAAGTTGGCTGGTTGCCAACAATCTTCTTTGCTTCGATTAAGTTCATGCGCTTACCTTCTCTACGGAAAACACCGCGTCACCGAACTTTTTGATTTCAACATCCTCAATCTTCTCAAATCCAAAATCAGCGCAGATGTAAACCTGACCGTCGATTTCGATTTCATCTCCGACTGAGATTGATGTGTGAGTACGAAAAGCGGATAACTTTGGCTCGATTATCTGCCATAAGTTTCCTGAGTATGTGTTGGTGTTGTGGTAAACAACTTCTAAGAATTTATCTAAATTGGATTCCTCAATCTTGAATTCAGTTTCGAATTCAACAAAACTAATGTAGCGATTGATTTCAGGTTTGTTTCCAAACGCCTTCCAAGTGATTTTTACTTTACTCATTTATCTGACCTCTCTCTAGGTTGTTTGTTGAGTATAACATAACTCGGGTTAGTTATTCCTGTTAATTCTGACCTGCGACACAGGAATTCCGTTAGCCTCGGCAAACTTCTTTTTTGCCTGAGCCAAGTTGGAACGCTTCTCTTTTGATTGAGCAGTCAATTCCAAGAAGGCAATCACATTACCGAAAGCCTGTGCTAACTCTTTGTGGTCTGCTGATTGATAAGTAGCCAACCACTCCAATGCCCATCTCAAATCAGATGCGCTTGGTGCTTCTACCTTTACTTCACCACTCATCAATGCTCTTTCGACTGTATCTGTGTCGGAAGAAATTGAAGTTTCACCGTAACTCCAGTTTTTATAGTCAAGACTCATTATTAGAACTCCCTTTCGCAGTTAGTGAATTGACACGCACTCTCGGCATCGCCTTCAGCAATCGCTTGTAATTGCTCAAGAACTATTTGTTCAATTTCTTGCTTAGACCGAGCAATAGCGTCAAAACTTTCTCTTTGACTTGCCCAAATCTTAATGTTGCTTTTAATAGTTGATTCAGCGTGTTGAGCCTTACAGACTCCGTATCTTTTGTTTTTCATCTTGTCCTCCTCTCGGACAGTTCCAGTATAACACAACTGGGGTTGATATTCCATTCCAGTCAAACTTGAATTAAGCCACCTAATCGGGCGAATCCGTGGCGTGTCGCGAGAAAGTTGAGCCTAGGCAACTCAAGGTTGGTTTATTACTAAACCCCCGTAGTGTATAATGGGTAATGAGAGGAGGACTTATGAGAACCGTCATCTGTCCAGTTTGTGAAAAGGAATGGCAACTTCGAAGCGGAATGGCTTTTGAAAGCCTAGGTCGCCACAACAAGCAAGAACACAAAATCGAAGCCGTTGAAGCGGCGTAAGGGAGAGAACCAACATGGTAAAAACAATTCGTGATAATCAGAAGAGCCGACACTATGCGGCAGAGCGTTTCCTGTACGACACAGGAAAAACTGTTATCAAACTTAATAGCAAAATTGTTCCTGACCTGACTTTTAATTTAACAAAGAAAAGTTCTATACATGATTGCCAAAGTTACCTAGATATTGTCTGCGACCAATTTTGGTTTAGGCAAAGATTTGGCGAGCGCAAGATTTATATTGAATCGGGTCGTAACGGAGGCAAAGCCTTTGGGGGTCGTCGAATCACACTTGGCACTTGGGCTAGGAATGAAGCCATAATTCTTCACGAATTGGCTCATTGCCTAACACCTAATGCTAGACACGGTGCGGAGTTTGCGGGTGTTTTTCTGTTCTTGGTCAAGAACGCGTTTGGCGCCGATATTGCCAAGCAACTTCGTGAGTCCTATAAAACTCATCGAGTAAAGCACAACAACAAAGCAATACCGCCAATCAATAAAAATTGTTTGACTCGACGCCAGCAGTCGGCGCTTGCTCGAAAGAACAATCGAGTCGAGAGCCAACAGAAAAAACAACTTCTTCAAAAGCCAATACTTTTAGAAGAGCAACAGCATTTGATTAAGTTACTTACCCGAGCCATCAACTCAGGTCAGTTCGGGGAGCCGAGAAGCAAGAGCCGAGCCAGCGCTCAAAAAGTCATACGGGATGTTAAAAAATTATCTGAGCCAAAGGTATCCGCTAGACTTGTCGCATGAAAAAAGTCCAAGACATCTTGCGTCGAATGGTGGCGGTCTTTACCGTTGGCGCTCTCGGCACCTTGGGCGCAGGGGCTATCGTCGGGATTGATACTTGGGTATCGCTATCGATGGCAGGGCTATTGGCAGTCGCATCCGTGGCAGAGAGATTAGCCCGTGAATATCTTGACGACGGAAAACTAACTCTCGATGAAATCAACGGAGCCTTTAGCCCGTTTGCTAAATCAGAAGAGGCTAATCTTTCTTTCGACGAAGAGGATAAGTCAAAACCCAAACACCAAAAGTAATTAGGATTGCGTAGCCCACGATATTTTTAGCAACACCATCAACAAGAATCCAAGCAACAAACATTCCGAGCATTGTCCATATTTGACCGATGAGGTCATTTAAGAAGTCTTTCAATTTGGTCTCCTATATCCAATACTACCGATTGCGGTAGCCATTGTAGTCGTAGCGATATTGCCAACGATTGTCGCGGCAATAATTGTTTTACTTGCTTCTTCGCGTTCTTCAGGAGACATATCTGCTCCAAGGTTTCCGATAGCGAAAAGTAATTGTGCGGGGCTTTCAAAGACGGCTGTAAGAATGTCTCCAGCCGATGTAAGCAGTTCTAAAGCAACAGCGACTTCGGCTGTAATAACAACCTCGTTGCCATTCTCATCTTGGCGAACTTCAACAGGTGTCTCGGCAGGTAAATCCTCTAGTGTAATTCCAGCCTCGGCGATTGACTCAACAGTCACCGCTTCACCGTTTGCTGATTCGATAAGTACATCCGCAACGAATTCTTTTTCAGCGGTGGTAAATTTTCCATCTTCAGAAAGAGTCTCTGAAAGATTATTCACCTCGGCTTGAGTTATCTTCCCATCAGCATTAAGAACAGAAACAACAAGGTCTTTCTCGGCTGTGTTAAGAGAACCGTTATCGGTCAAAGTTTCAATCAAGGCAGTTGCCTCGACTTGGCTAACTTTGCCATCTTCCATCAATGAAGCAACTACCGCTACAACATCAGCGGGTGTAATCTTTCCATCTTCAGTAATGTCTTTTACTAATGCGGAGGTTTCAGATGATTCTATGGACGGACTTTGTGGCAATGGGACTACTGGCGTTGGTGCTACTGGGGCTTCGATTGGTGGTTCCTCGGCAGGAACTTCCTCGGCAGGTGGCTCGATTGGTTCGAGCGCTGGAGGTTCTGATGGTTCTTCTGCTGGTGGCAATGGTTCTAGTGGCACGGGGTCAATAGGTGGTAGTGGTTCGGGTATGGGATTTATCGGGGCAGTATCCGTTGGGGGTTCAACGGGTTCAGGCGCAGGTTCTTCAACGGGCGGAGCAGTTGGCTCAGGCTCGGGGAGCGGTACAGGTTCAGGGGCAGGTTCGATTGGCTCTACGGGATTTGGACTTGGCTCAGGTTCAGGGAACGGAATGGGAGTGGGTTCAGGAACAGGAGCAGGTTCAGGTTCGGGTTCAGGCTGTGGGAGAGGAACAGGTTCAGGTTGCGGTTCAGGGACAGGAACGGGAACTGGTTCAGGTTGCGGAACAGGTTCAGGTTGTGGAACTGGAATTGGAGTCGGCTCTACCGCGGGGGTATCGTTTGGATTCGGAACAGGGATTGGTTCGGGACTGGGAACAGGTTCAGGTTGCGGAGATGGAATTGGGGTAGGTGTTGGTGTTGGTTGTGGAGTTGGTAAAGGTTCAGGTGTAGGTTGCGGAATTGGTGTTGGTTCGACGGAAGGAGTTGGTGATGGCAAAGGTGTGGGTTCAGTTGTGGACGGCGAAGGTTGCGGGGTCGGTTCAGGTTGAGGAGTCGGAGTTACGACAGGTTCAGGGCTTGGAGTTGGCGAAGGCGTTGATTCCGATGTTGGTTGAGGTGTCGGAGAAGGAGTGGACGATGGTTCCGACGGTGTTGGTAAAGGACTCACCGCTGGTTCAGGTGACGGACTTGGAGAAGGCTCAGGACTTACAGAGGGCTGAGGAGTTGGTTGAGGTGTTGGAACCGTGGAGGGACTAGGAGAAGGTTGAGGTGTTGGTGATGGTACAGGTGTTGTGGTTTCTATCGGGGTTGGGGTTGGGCTTGGCGTTGGACTGGGTGTTGGTGAAGATGATGCTTCGCTCGGTGAAGGCACGGGTGTCGGAGTTGGAGAAGGCGAAGGAGTATCCGTTGGGGAAGGACTGGGCGTAGGTGATGAAGAAGGTGTTGGTTCTGTTGTTGGTGTCGGTGTTGGGGACGGTTGGGGCGTTGCTGTTTCTGAAGGAGATGGTGTCGGTGTTGGAGTCGGAGTCGGAGTCGGAGTAGGTGTTGCTGTTGCTTGTAAATTGATTTCGTTTGACCAACCTGAATAAACCGCGAATGAATCATTATCGGCACGGACTTTTATTTGTACTTGCGTTCCCGCTGGAATACCTGAGATTGAAGCGCTAAGAGTTGTTGAAGCAATAGCCCATCCGCTTGCCCAATTATTGTAAGACCAAAAAATTGCGTATCGTTCAACTGGAGTGTTACCCGCTGATGGTGCGTCCCAATTAACTGTTGCTGTTGAACCGTCTATCTGTCCTTGAAGATTACTTGGGGCGCCTAATGACCTTTGAATAACTATTGGCTCAATCGTGAGAATTACACTAAGTCGTTTACCAACACCCGAACAAGGGTCGCCAAATACATCGTTGGTAGCCGAGATTGATAATGAGTTGTTGCTGATTGCCTGTTCAACTTTTGCGGTTGAATTACTAGCGTGACACTCGCCGATTTGAAAATTAACTGGTGTGCCATAAGAAGCAAACTGAATCCCACCAATTTTGTAGCCCTGTGGAGGGGTAAGGGTTAAAGTCCCGCCTTCATTGACTGTCCCTGAAATAGTGCTATTCGCCGAGGCTGAGTCCACGGGCAGAAGCGTCCACCAAAAGACCAGCGAGCAGATGGCAAGGATACGAAAGAGGCGCATTTTGACCCTTTGAACAGGGGTCACGGGGACACGGAGGACACGAACTAGGGGTAATTGTACCTTGTGGACAATCTATGCTAAACTGGGGTTGTAAATGAGAGAGAGGAAAAACAATGTCAGTCACAAAAGAGTTCGCAGTCAAGATTGATACAGAGTTATCATCTTGGTACGACAAGCGTTGGGATTTAATCAGCAAACTAGAGAGTGCTGAAGATTCAAAGAAGTTTTATGAGAAGCATTACTCAACTAGAGTTGATGAGATTGAGAAAGCGATTGAAAAGATTGCTGTTATCAAATCAGAAATCAAAGCAGTCAATGTTGAGATTTCTAAGTTGAACAAGATTTACGACCAAGACCCATGGACAAGAGCGTTCTTAGTTCTTGCCAGCAACGGTCATGTTCACAGTTCAATGGATTGCTCAACTTGCTTTTCAACAACTCGTTACCAATGGTTAATCCAGTACAGCAACGACGATGAGAACACAATCGTTGAGGATGCTGGTTGCGACGCTTGTACTATTTGTTATCCAAGCGCTCCAGCAGAAGTTTTGAATCGTCCATCTCGAATTGTTACAGCGGACAAAGTTGCTAAGGCTCAAGCAAAGGCAGAGCGCGATGCGAAGCGCGAAGCAAAGTTAGCCAAGCAAAAGGCAGACGCTCCAACAAAGAGCGGTGAGTTCCTTTACTTCAAAGATGGAAAGTACACAGAAGAGATTCGCACAGAGCGCACAGCCGTTTCTGAGTGGAACAACCTTCAGTACAGAATCAACAGCAAAGTTGTTACTCACTACTTTGATGGTAAGCCTCACACAGAAGAATCAATCCAGCACCAAAAAGATTTGATTCTTAAGGCTCAAGATAAAGCGGACATCATCTGCCAAAGTCTTGCTGAGAAGTACGGCGTGTCATTTGACCAGCAGTTGATAATACTTCAGAATAAGTATCAAAAGAGGAGGGCATCATGAACCAAGTAGAAGATTTGATGGCTCAGTTGCTCGCTGAACATAGCGAGCAACTTCATCCCGACCTGCTTCCATACTTTGAAAGAAGCCAAGGCGAATGGGAAATGTTGCGTCACCCACTTGTTTATCAAGTGCCATTTCGTTCTAACGGTAGCGCTAATGCTCAGTATGCTCAAAAATCAAAAGCACTCAAAGAGGCGCTTGGTTCTTGGAATTACAGTCAGTATGTATTTTTACATGAGCGCCCATACAGAGTTGAAGCGTTCAAGAAAATCGAGAAGCAATTAGGCATTGTTAATT